GTATTTACAAGTAAGGCTCATGCTAAAGAATATACATATAAACAAAAAGTGCATCAAGGTAAAATAAAAGAACCACAATATACTAGATGTTTACGTAAAAAGATGTTACACTATAAAGGTGGACTAGCTTGTATATATCAAGGTGCAGGTAGAACATTTGAGATAGAGTTTACAGATAAAAGAATAGGATGTCCTAGACAGTATCAATGTATATATAATCCTAATAGCAAAGAACCAAATATTGATGATATTATGAAGAGTTTACAGGATGCAGTCAAATAGTCCTTGCATTGGTATATGTAAATTAAAAGATGATATATGTATAGGATGCAATAGAACAATAGAAGAGATAAAGGAAGCTTATGAAACCGTCACAAAAATCACTAGCAAATTGGACAAAACAGGATTGGAGAACTAAAAGTGGTAAAAATTCTACACAAGGGAAAGATGCTACTGGCGAAAGATATCTCCCAAAACAGGCGATACAAAATTTATCAGACTCAGAATATGCCGCCAGTTCGGCTGCTAAACGCAAAGCAAGTAGAGCAGGTAAACAAGTATCTAAACAGCCCAAAAAGATTGCAAAGAAAACAGCGAGATTCAGATGAAGATAAATACTTACATGATATATTTGTTTTTAGCGAAACCCTTTCTAAAAATAGGTAATTGGTTTTATAACAGACACGTTAAAGCTTTAAGAGCACAACAACTTAAAGAAGGTACAAGGAGACTATAATGGACAACATGATACTAGATGCATGGAATGAACTTAGTTATGTTGAAGGAGTTCTATTTACAATATGGTTATTTATCTTATACTATGGTAAGTGTTGGATAGATTCAAGATTTAATAGGAGCTAATAATGTTCACAGCACTCATAGGACCTATAGCAAATCTAGCTAGTTCATGGATGACTAGTAAGGTTGAAAAGGTAAAAGCTGACGGACAAGCTAAAGTTGCACAGGCTAAAGCTAAAGCAGCAGTAGCAGAGAAGGTAGCTACAGGTGAAGTACAATGGGAAAAGTCTATGGCAGATGCTACAGATGCAAGTTGGAAAGATGAATTTGCCTTGATTGTTTTACTATTACCTGCTATACTTGTGTTTATTCCTAGCATGACAGAATATGTTAGAATAGGCTTTGAAGTATTAAATACATTACCTGAGTGGTATCAGTATTTATTGTTTATAGCAATTAGTGCATCCTTTGGAATAAAAGGTGCAGGGCAAGCAATGAAAATTATAGGTAAAAAATGAACTTAATAAAACTACAAGATGAGATAGCAGATGACGAAGGTGTTAAATATGAAACCTATAGATGTTCACTAGGACATGTAACCGGAGGAATAGGACATCTTATTACTGAGTGGGATGAAGAAATATACTCAGGTCCTATAGGAACAAAGATACCACATCAACAAGTGGATGATTGGTTTGTTAAAGATATAGCAGTAACATTAAAAGACTGCAAGATTATATTTGACAATTTTGATGAGCTACCAAGTGATGCACAATTAGTAATAGCTAATATGTGTTTCCAATTAGGTAGACCTAGATTGTCTAAGTTTAAGAATTTCATAGCTGCTGTTAAAGACGAAAACTGGATTTTAGCAGGCGAAGAAATGCAAGACAGTAGATGGTATAAGCAGACAACTGCGAGAGCAGAGAGACTTATAACACGTATTATTAAACTAGGAGTACCTGCGTAATGTATGGAAAAAAAACAATGAAGATGTCTTATGGTGGCAAGCCAACTAAAAAAATGGAAATGTCTTATGGTGGCATGTCTACTAAGAAAACCAAAATGATGGGTGGCGGCATGGGAACTAAAAAGAAAATGGGTTCTAATGATTACCGTTCAGGTGGTATGGTTCTTAGTTCTGTTGATAACAAAAAGAAGATGGGTTAATGTCAGCATCTGATAATAAAATGATTGAGGCTATATCTAAGATGTATCCTAGTCTTAAAAAAAGTCAGATTAAGTCTTTTGTGCAAAGCAAAAAGAAAACTCCAGTAATTAAACAAACAGTCACAAAGATTGTAGTAGGTAAAATTCCTAAAGTAGCAAAGAAAAAGAAGAAGAAATCATAATGGCAAAAGAACTAACAGAAAAACAACGTAAATTCTTAGATGTACTGTTTGATGAGGCAAATGGGGATGTTACACAGGCGAAGCTACTTGCAGGCTATGCACCTACCAGTTCTACGTCAGACATCGTCAGAGGCATCAAGGATGAGGTTCTAGATGCTACTCAGATGTATATGGCACGTAATGCTCCAAGAGCAGCTGTAGCAATGGTGAGTGGAATCAATGACCCTACAGAATTAGGTCTGCGAGAAAAGATGACAGCAGCTAAAGAACTACTTGACAGAACAGGTCTTGTTAAGACAGAGAAGATGCAAGTGGAGTCTACTGGTGGTGTTATGCTAATGCCTGTTAAGAATGTATCCAAAGACGATGAGTAAGATACTAGATAGGCTAGTTAAACAACTTATAGCAAAAGGAAAATCAGAAAAGGTAGCTTATGCTATAGCAGTATCACAGTTACAAAAAAGTAAAAACTTAAAAAAGAATAGTACAAAGCCAACAGCTAAAGGAATAAAACAAGGAAAAAAGACTCCTAGTGAAAGAGCTAAATTAAGACAAGCTAAGTACACCAATAAAAAAGTCTCAGACTTTAAGTACAATAAAAAGACCAATAGGGCAACATTAAAAACATGAACACTAGAAGCATAGGAACTTGGGAGTTACCCCAACCAACAGATTTAAAAGAAGATGATGAGTGGATTAAGATACCACGTATAGCTAGAACCGTACCCTTTGGCTACATCAAAGATGAAAAAGACCCTGAGACACTTAATCCTGTAGTAGAGGAATTAGATAAGCTAGAGATGGCTAGAATCTATATTAAACAATACTCCTATAGGCAAGTAGCTAATTGGCTATCAACACAGACAGGAAGATACATCTCTCACGTAGGACTAAGGAAAAGGTTACAGAATGAAAAAAGACGTAAGAACCAAGCTAGAAGCCTACGCAAGTGGGCAGAGTATGCAGAAGCGGCAATCTCCAAGGCGAAAGAAATTGAACAAGAAAGAACAGGTGCAAAAGCCTATCCTTGAATCTAAAATTCTAGAAGTTGAACGTACATCAGAAATACCTATTGAGCAAAAGCACAATATTATTTTTAAACCAAATGACGGACCTCAGACAGAGTTTTTAGCAGCAGGTGAAAGAGAAGTACTTTATGGTGGTTCAGCAGGTGGTGGCAAGAGTTATGCCATGTTAGCAGACCCATTAAGATACATGACACATCCATCATTTAGTGGATTGTTATTAAGACACACAACAGAAGAACTAAGAGAACTGATTTTTAAATCACAGGAAATATATCCAAAGATTATTCCGGGAATTAAATGGTCAGAAAGAAAGATGCAGTGGGTAGCACCGTCAGGTGCAAGGTTGTGGATGTCTTATTTAGATAGAGATGACGATGTACTAAGATATCAAGGTTTAGCATTTAGTTGGATAGGGTTTGATGAATTAACACAGTGGTCTACACCATATGCATGGAACTACATGCGTTCAAGATTGAGGTCAGTTGCACAAGACTTACCAATATTTATGAGAGCAACAACAAATCCCGGAGGTCGTGGACACCACTGGGTTAAAAAAATGTTTATAGACCCAGCTCCATACGGAACAACCTTTGATGCAACAGATATTGAGACAACAGAAGTGCTTAAATACCCAGCCGGACATAAAAAGGCTGGTAGAGCTTTATTTAAAAGGAGATTTATCCCCGCAAGATTATCTGACAATCCTTACCTTGCAGAACAAGGGGATTATGAGGCAATGTTATTATCGCTGCCTGAACAACAGAGGAGGCAGTTGCTTGATGGCGATTGGGATATTAAGGAAGGTGCTGCTTTTACTGAATTTGATAGGAATGTCCATGTTATTGAGCCTTTTGACATACCTACTAATTGGATTAAGTTTAGAGCATGTGATTATGGTTATGGTAGTAAGTCTGGTGTTCTTTGGTTTGCTATATCACCGGCTGAACAACTTATTGTCTACAGAGAACTATACGTTGGGAAAGTCCTTGCCACAGATTTGGCAGATATGATAATAGACTTAGAGAGAGGCGATGGCACTATTAGATATGGTGTATTAGATAGCTCTCTTTGGCATAAACGTGGAGACACAGGACCTTCACTAGCAGAACAAATGATTATGAGAGGCTGTCGTTGGAGACCCTCAGATAGAAGTAAAGGTAGTCGTGTATCAGGTAAGAATGAGATACATAGACGTTTGCAAATAGATGAATATACAGAGGAGCCGCGGCTTGTTTTCTTTAATAATTGCACGAACACCACCTCCCAATTACCAGCCATCCCTTTGGACAAAAAGAATCCAGAAGATGTGGATACTAATGCAGAAGACCACTTGTATGATGCGTTAAGGTATGGTATAATGTCACGACCTAGATTTAGTTTATTTGACTATGACCCAAGGGGTGTACCAACCCATTCAATGCCAGTAGCTGATGCTACATTTGGATATTAAGGATATAACATGGAAGAAAATGATGAAATAGTAGTAGAGAGTGAAGCAGTATCTTTAGAAGATTCTGAGGATACAGTGGTTACAGATGTTAGCACTACAAATATAATTCCTTTTGTAATGGAGAGGTATTACCGTGCTGAAGACTACAGAGAACAAGATGAACAGAGATGGCTAAGAGCCTACCGTAATTATAGAGGTTTGTATGGTTCTGATGTACAGTTTACAGAAGCAGAGAAATCTCGTGTATTTATTAAAGTAACTAAGACTAAAACATTAGCAGCCTATGGACAGATTGTAGATGTTTTATTTGCAAACAATAGATTTCCGTTAAGTGTAGACCCTACGGAATTACCAGAAGGAGTAGTTAAAGATGTTAGCTTTGACCCTAAAGAACCTGAAGAACTTCGTGGAAGCACTAATTTATCATCCTCACCTTATGGGTTTAAAGGTGATGGCAAGGAATTGCCTAAAGGAGCAACTGCCAAAACTTTGGAACAGATGCTTGGACCTTTGGAAGACAAGCTTAAAGATGTTGAAAACCTTAAAGCAGAAGTTGGCAAAACTCCTACAGCTATAACATTTAGTCCTGCACTTGTGGCAGCTAAGAACATGGAAAAGAAAATACATGACCAACTAGAAGAATCAGGTGCAAGTAAACACTTACGTAGTACAGCATTTGAGATGGCTCTATTTGGCACTGGTGTAATGAAAGGTCCTTTTGCTATAGACAAAGAATACCCTAATTGGGATGAAGAAGGTGAGTATGACCCTACACTTAAAACTGTACCACAAGTATCTCATGTATCTGTTTGGAACTTTTACCCAGACCCTGATGCAGCAAATATGGATGAAGCTCAGTATGTAATTGAACGTCATAAGATGTCACGTTCACAACTAAGAGCATTAAAGAAAAGACCTCACTTTAGAAGAGAAGTAATAGAAGCTGCTATAGCTGATGGTGAGAATTACGTAAAAGAATCATGGGAAGATGATTTATCAGATTATGCACCAGACCACGGAATAGAAAGATTTGAAGTTCTTGAGTATTGGGGTATGTGTGACACAGAGATGTTACTAGACCAACAGATAGATATACCTAAAGAATTACAAAAACTAGACGAGTTGCAAGTTAATGTGTGGATATGCAATGGCAAATTAATAAGAATGGTTCTTAATCCTTTCAAGCCATCTACAATACCATACATGGCTGCACCCTATGAGCTTAACCCTTACTCTTTCTTTGGAGTAGGTATAGCAGAGAACATGGATGATACACAAACTCTTATGAATGGTTTTATGAGAATGTCTGTGGACAACGCAGTATTATCAGGAAACTTACTTATAGAAGTAGACGAGACTAACTTAGTTCCGGGACAAGATTTATCTGTGTATCCGGGAAAAGTGTTTAGGAGACAAGGTGGTGCTCCGGGTCAAGCTATCTTTGGTACTAAGTTTCCTAATGTCTCACAAGAGAATTTACAGCTATTTGATAAAGCTAGACAGCTTGCAGACGAGAGTACTGGACTGCCATCATTTTCACATGGACAGACAGGTGTATCAGGTGTAGGTAGAACAGCTAGTGGTATATCAATGCTAATGAACGCAGCAAGTGGCAGTATTAAAACTGTTATTAAGAACGTAGACGATTACTTACTTAAACCTCTAGGTGAAGGATTGTTTAGATTTAATATGCAGTTTGATTTTGATAAAAGCTTAAAGGGTGATTTAGAAGTTAAGGCTAGAGGTACAGAGAGCTTAATGGCTAATGAAGTACGTAGTCAAAGACTTATGCAGTTTTTACAAGTTGCATCTAATCCAGCTCTTGCACCATTTGCTAAATTTCAATATGTTATCAGAGAGATTGCAAAAGCAATGGACTTAGACCCAGACAAGGTTACAAATAATATGGATGAGGCTGCACTACAAGCAGAGCTTATGAAACAATTCCAAGCACCCCTAGACAATCAGCAACAACAGAAACCACCCGCAGGAGCAGACCCTATGGACCCCACAGGGGCAGGTGGTGGAACTATTGGAACTGGAGTAGCACCAACTCCGGGAGAACAAGGATTTACAGGAACACCTCAGAATGGACAACAGCAACAACCACAGCAACAAGCAACAAATACTCAGCAACCTCAAGCCGCTGGTCAACAACCTCAAAACACTGAACAGCTTCAATGATTATATTGAGTACTTAATAAGTCAACAGCATAAGTTGTTGGAACAAACAGACGATACTATTATAATGCATAGAGCACAAGGTGCTGTAACATTACTACGTAGACTAAATAAACTTAGGGATGAAGTAAACTCAAACAATGGCTGATGTAAATGAACAAATGGATGCAATGCTAGGAAGTAGTTTCAGTGAAGACCCCACAACCCCAAAGCCTAATTTTTATGAAAAGATGCAACGTAAATTAGACTTAGAAGATAAAGGTAAAGGTAAAGTCTTTGTTGACAAAGAGGGTGCTGATGAAAAACTTCAATCCACTGTTACTGGCATGGCAGTTGGTAGTGCAGCTATTCCTTCTGATGCAATAACTATGGCAAGTGAAGCTTCTAAGTTTGTGAATAAAGACCCAATGTTATCTACTATGTTTCCAGTAACATCTAATGTATCGCCATACTTAGAGGAAGTTAATAAATTAGCAGGCAGACCCGGATTTGAAGAACTGATTAAAGCTTTAGGTATAAAATCTGACCCTACTAATACAAATCAAATAGTGGGTGAAATACTGTCACCTAGTTTTTATTTTCCTGCATTTAAAGGTGCAGTTAAATTATCTAAAGCTGCAGGAAAAGCATTTGATGATTTAGGTGATATATTTAAAGGTGGTGATGGCACAGGTGGAGCAAAACTTGCAGCAGAAAGTGCTACTAGTAGTAATGTAGGTAAGGCATCACAGATAGATGACTTTAATCAACCTACTATTAATTTAAGTGAGGCAGGGATAAAAGCACCAGATGGAGCAAGAGCTGCTACAATATATGAAAAACTTGAAGCAGATGCCATGGGTGGAGTATACACTAAAGAAAATGGTTCAGAGTTGTATGCCAAATTATCCCTTGATGAAAAAGATAGATTGTTTAAAGAAACAGGTGTTTATAGAGGCTTAGAGGGTAAACTTAGGTACAAGATACCTACTGGAGATGCTCAACTAAATCAAGGTTATTTAAGAGATTTAGGTGTTATAGAAGATGGGGTAGTGCCCGTTTTTAACACATCAAAATTACCTAAAGAAGGATTGTCAATAAAAGAAATATTAAACTTCCAAGATTTATATAGAAACTACGGAAGTATAAAATCTAACGGAGATTACGGTTTACTAGAAAATATTAAAGTTAAAAGTTTTGATTCTTACATAAAAGAAATGGGTTTAGGTAAAGAAGCTATGACAGACCTTAAAAATACCCAAGCTATCTATAGTAGACACGAAGGTGTAGAAACAATTTATATAAAAAGTGGTAAAAATATAAAAGCTACTAAAGATGATATACTACATGAAATACAACATGCTATTCAACACAGAGAAGGTTTTATTGCAGGTAGCTCTCCTGAAGCTTTTTTAAATGGGAAAACACAATTTGGAAAAGATTATCAAGCTAACATAAATAGTACTTTCTATGAAAAAAGAGCTGCATTTACGCAACTAGAAAAAAGAGTAGGGGATGACGGTAAAAGAATTTTTGCACCATTCTTAGATGATAAAGACTTATTTGAATCTGTTACAAATAAACTTGTTAAAAGAGAATATAAAAAAATATTAAAAGGTGCTGCTAATAATAAACCTAATAATGTTAAATATTTTGCTACTCCCGGTGGAGATGTTAGCTTTCTACAAACAAGAGACTTACTAGTAGACCCACCAAGTTTTGTTAGAAATGAAATGAAGCCTATGGAATATAAAGGTTATGACGGAGACAAAATTACATTTAATGAAAAAGAGGCAGACTTGGCTAACGCACTTTCTAACAAAGTTAGTTTTCAAGATTATGTAAGGCAACGTATTATTTTAGAAAACAATGTTAGAAATCAAAAGTTAATGGAAGCAGAAGCACATCAAATGTATTTAGATGTAAGTGGTGAAGTGCAAGCTAGAAAAATAGTAGAAGACAATGATTTATATAGAATAGCAAAAGATAAAATGGGTTATAAACCAAATGAAACTGTGCCAAAGGAAGTACAAGAAGAAATATTTAGGCAAATTAAACCTAGTAAAACAGGTTTATTGGAAGGTCAAACTATAAAGCCTCAAGGCAGTAATGTTGATATATCAACTTAATATAAAGGAACAATAATATGGCAGATATGATACCTATGGGAAAACTCTTAGCAGCAGCTAAAAAAGAATATCCTAATTTAAATACGGAAGAATTGACTGCTTTAATAGGATTGCAAATAGAGGCTAAACAAGCAGAAGTAAATGCATTGATGAAAAGCTCAAATAAAGGTGGTTATAAGTTGGCAAAAGCTAAAGGTGGTAACATATCTAATCAAATGGAAATGTTTGAAGAGGGTGGACTCAAAGATGAGGGTGGTACAGTAGACCCTATATCAGGCAATGATGTTCCTTCAGGTTCAACACAAGAAGAAGTTAGAGATGACATACCAGCACAATTAAGTGAGGGAGAGTTTGTATTTCCTGCTGATGTGGTTAGGTATCTTGGTCTAGAGAAATTGATGACACTAAGACAAGAAGCTAAACAAGGTCTCAAGACTATGGAAGACATGGGTCAGATGGGCAACAGTGAAGAAGCTACAATGCGAGATGATATGCCTTTTGATATAAATGATATTGACATGGATGATGATGAAGAGTATAATAGTGAAGACATGGAGATGGCTAGAGGTGGAGTAGTATACGCTGCAACTGGCTTTGGTGGAACAACTACAAGTAATAATCAATTAGGCAGTAGAGCATCTAGTTTTGGTAACACAGCAACTAGAACACCTCAACCTAAAACATACACACCACCACCAATACCTACAGCAGCACCTACAGGTGGTTTTACATATGGTAAGCCAAAGGAAGATGGTGAAGGTAAATTAACTTTTGATAATTTATTTAAAGATGCCGGTGGAGCAGATGAGTACAAAACTTATGTAAATGATGCTGGTGCAGAGATACAAGTACCATTTAGGAACGGAAAGATTTTAACAGGATTTACTGTTCCTGAAGGCTTCAAATTAAAATCAGAAAAAGTAGATACTGCTAAAACACAGAGCACGAAGGTTAAAAGCACAAGACCAACAGAAGAAGATAGCAATGACCCCGGACCTAGTTTAACAGAGCAGGGATTCAGAGAAGGTCAGAATGTAACTTTTATGGGTGGTACAAATGTTAATGGTAGAAGAACTGGTTCTAGAGACATCGGAGTTAAAATAGATATTCCCGGTGGTATTATGTCATTAGGAGGTATAACAGGTGCTTTGATGGCAGGTATAACAGGCAACTACCCTAAAGGAACTATGATGGGTGTTACTATTAAAGGAGACCCCGGAAAAATTAAATATGTAACACCTGCTAAGTATAAGGAACTAATGAAAGACCCTAAAAAAGGAGATACATTCTTAGACAGCTTTGCTAAAGAGAGGTCTATAGTAGATGATGAAGGTCCAAGAGGTATATCTAAAGATGAAAGAATAGATAGCAAACTAACGGCTGATAAAGATTTTATGGATGAGATAAGTAATATTAATAAAGGTATAACAGACGATTCATTTAAAGATTCAGCACCTACAGTACCTGATGATATTGGAACTGTGGATAATACAGATTCAGTAGATAGTGGAGGTGACTCTAGTGGTGGATGGAGTGATTCAGGTGATGATACAGGTACAGATAGTGGTGGCTCTGTTGGCGATACAGGCTACGGAGGTGGTGGAGGTCCCGGAGATTTCAACATAGGTGGACTTGCAAGTAAAAAGAAACAAAAGATTAAAGTTAAGAAGATGAAGCAAGGTGGATTAGCTTCACGTAAATAATCCACAATTATAGGCTACTTATCCCCCAACAATAAATGGCTACGATAACCCCAAGGAGAAGACAAATGGCAGAAGCACAAAAAAATATGGTGGAAGAAAACACACCTAAAAAAACAATGTTTATGAATAGACCTTATTCTCAAGAAGAGAGATTAAAAAAAGATGAAGAAGAACTTGCACAACTTATTAAAGAACAAAAAGGTGAAGGTGAGAATACTGAAGAGAAAGCAGAGGGTGAAGCAGAGCCGACTTCTGCTGAAGAGAGAACTTTTAAGAAACGGTACGGAGATTTACGCAGACATACCCAAGAGAAGGAACAACAGTTTCAGAAACAGCTAGATGACTTAAAAGAACAGTTAGGTAAAGCTACTAAGAAAGAGATGAAACTACCCAAGTCTGATGAAGATATAGAAGCATGGGCAAGTGAGTATCCTGATGTAGCCAAGATTGTTGAAACTATTGCAATGAAGAAAGCTGCAGAACAATCTAAGCATCTAGAAGAACGTGTTAAGAAAATAGATGAATTACAAGCAGGTGCTGTAAAAGATAAAGCTGAAGCACAGCTATTAAACTTACATCCTGACTTTGATGAGATAAGAGAAAGTGATGACTTTCATACGTGGGCAGAAGAACAGCCTAAATGGGTACAAGATGCACTATACGAGAATGATAATGATGCAAGGTCAGCCGCAAGAGCCATTGACCTCTACAAAGGAGATAGAGGAATTGGTAAGGAGACTAAGACAAAGAATGATAAGAGTGCTGCTACAGCAGTTAATACAAAAAGCACGAGAACTAATATTGATGCTACAGGCAACAGTAACAAAATTCGTGAGTCTACTGTGCAGAAGATGAGTGCTAAAGAGTACGAAGCTAAATCAGAAAGTATTATGGAAGCTATCCGTAGTGGTAACTTCATATATGATGTCTCTGGTAATGCTAGATAAAAACTTGACAAAGTATTTTATATCAGTATAACTATAGATAACTAAAGGTATAACATAACCCCTTAATTGGACACTTATGTTATATTATTACACAGACTTTAGAGATTACCCAATTATATGAGCCTACAAAGGACTCGCTATCCCAAGTACAACCTCGACTATGAATGGTCCTTATAAAGTAAAATGACTAAATTATAGTACACTTATGTGTGCATTTGTTAAATGTTTAAGGAGATTAAAATGGCATTTACATCAGCAGGTGGTTACGGTAACCTACCTAACGG